AGAAGTCAATTCTAAAGGTATGTCAATACCAATGTAACTGAATATGAAACTTATATGAGAAGAATTAAATCAAGAGAACAACATGGTGACCAAATTAGAAATGCGGTAAAAGATATAAATAGTTTAAAGAACGAATTAAGAGAAATTAAAGACTTATTAAAAGAGATGATTAAAAACTAATGGCAGTACGAAATATAGCAGTAACGGATACACTCGAAACATTTAGAACCGAATTTAATGATTTGGCACTTAATGACATTGGTGATATTGCAAACCTAAGTGGCGCTATTAGCTCAACTAATTTAGTTGACGCTATGAATGAAACCATTAGTATTGCTACATCTACTGCTGGTTGGACAATTGAAGACAGTACATCAACTCAACAGTTTATTGGTGGTGGTGATACTTTAAGAATTTTTGGTACTTCAAATGAAATTGAAGCTGTTGTAAGTGCAACAGACTTATTAACTATTGGTTTACCAAGTGTAGTTTCTATTACAACCTCAGTTACAGCACCAACTGTATCAACAGGTAATATGTCATTAACAAATGGTTCTATTACAGATTCAAGTGGTGATATTTCTTTTGGTAATGAAAATTTAACTACTACAGGAACAATTAATGGTGGTGCAATTACAGGAACAAGTATTACAGGTTCAGGTGCAACACACGATTTAGGTACAATTAGAATTTCAGGTAACACTATTAGTTCTACTGACTCAAGTAGAATTGTTATTGATGACACTTTCAGAGCAACTGTTTTTGAATCAGAAACAGGTTTATTTACTGTAGATGAGATAAGTGGTTTTCCTAGAATAAGGTCTACAAGAGGTGATGACTTTTTAATTTTTGACGCAATACCTACATTTAATGGTTCAATTATATTTGAAGGTGCAACAGCTGATGCTTTTGAAACAACAATGTCTGTTTCTGACCCGACAGCAGATAGAACAATTACATTACCAGATAATTCAGGAACAGTAATTACAACAGGTTCTACAGACGCAGTTGTAGAAGGTATGATGGGACCAGATTCAATTGGTCAGAATGAATTGAAGTCATTAGTATCTCTACAAATATTAAACTCATCAGGTACAGTATTAAAAACAATTTTTGGTGCTGGCGCTTAAGAATGGAATTAGATTATGGCAGTAAGAAGTCCTTTATACAATAATTCTGGCAATATACAAGAAATGACCACAACAATGGTCAATGAAGTAATTGACCAGATTGTTTACCAATATTCATTAAATCCAAGTGTTGCATTGTCCGTAGTCGGTTCAGGCGGAAGTTTATCTGCTATTAGTGATACAAGATTACAGGCAGGCGCTAGTTCAACAAGTGCCACAGCGTTTCCTAGTGAAGCCACAACAGCTGAACCAAGTACGGTAACAGTATCATATGATAGAGTTAATTTAACAAACGCTTCATTTACACCCACAGCAGACTCAGGAAAAACATGGCCAGTTTATTATACATCTGGTGGAAATATTCAGTCAATGAACTTGCAAGATGTCAAAGATACATTTTTGCATCCTGCCGTAGATTTATTATCATCTGCTTCAACTACAACACAACAAGCAGGAACTTATACAATTTCAACTTCATCTTCATTATCAGGTGCAACTTTAGTGAGTGCAACTCCTATATTTTTAGATACAAGAGCAGATACATCTTTATATACCGCTGGTGGTATTGGTGAAACATTAGACCAACCTACAACTATTACAAGTTACTATTTACATCAAATTGATGGTTCAGATACTTCTTATACAGTTCCATTTCTTGCTAATGCGTCAAATAATATACAAGAATTTGTAGGTGCAACATTTGAATCTTTATTACAAGAATGGATAAGATACACTGCTGCTTCTTCAGCAGACGGCTATAATATCACTTATTCTATTGGAACAAGTGGTTCAGGAAATACAAGAGGAACTGCTATTGCAAATACAATATTAAATGGTTCTGGTAATTATCAAACTCGTTTTGTAGGAGCTGATGATTATAGAGCTCAAGAGTTTCCTAATGGAACTCCTACAACTGCAAATACTTATAACTTATATATCAACAAATCTTAATTATGAATTACTATGAAAATATTATTAACAGGCAGTGAAGGATTTATAGGTAAAAACCTACAATCATTTCTCAAAGACCAACATCAACTTATTTGTTTAGACAAAAAATTAGGCAATGACCTAATCAATTGTGACTTAGATTATGAAGTTGATTTAGTTATTCACTTAGCAGGACTTTCAGGTGTTAGACAAAGTTTAGATAATCCAGTTGACTATTGGATAAACAATGTTGTAGTAAGTAATAGAATATTCAGTCAATTTAAAAACAAAAAAATACTATATGCCAGTTCAAGCACAGCAAATGAGCCTTGGCGTAACCCATATGCAATGAGTAAGTTTTATATGGAACAAATTGCACCAACTAATAGTTTAGGTATGAGATTTACAACAGTTTATGGTCCTGGCGCCAGAGAAGGAATGTTAATACCAAAATTAATTAAAAATGATGTTGACTATATCAATGTAGACCATTATAGAGATTTTATACACATAGATGACTTAATGAGTGCTATAAAAATATTAATGACAAATAATGTAGAAGAAAAAGTTTTAGAAATAGGTACAGGTAGTTCAATCAATTTACTAGATATTTTAGCTCGACTAAATATAACTATAGAAGATAAAAGAATGGGTACTACTTTTGAAAGAAAAAATAATAAAGCAAGTATTCAAATATTAAAAGACTTAGGTTGGTCTGCCAAGACTGACTTGATTGAATATATCAAAAACGAAAGAGGTAATTATGGCAATATTTAGTGGTAATATTATAGAAGCTTATTATGCTAATTCAGAAAACGATACAGTAGAAGTTATCTACAAACAAGGTGAAAAAGCAATTAATCACTATCTAAAAGTAGATTTTAATAATCAAGACTTTAAAGATTTAATAGAAGAATACGATACTGATAAAATAGCAGGTTCAACAATTGCTAGAAATAGAAACTATGCTAGACAATTAAGTGAAATGGTAGACGCAGGTATTCGGTCTAAAACTGATAATAAAGTTAAAGTTAAGGTCTCTGTTGATGATTTTATAGATAGTATTATAAACTTTAAAAGTGGAGATAAACAATCTGATGAAACTTTATTTGCTTTAAAAGTTAAAATATTTGAAAATGATAAAGTAAAATCTTGTAATGATAAAGCTTTAAAATCTTCATTAAGAGCTGCAAAAACACCTGTTGATATTATTAGTTTGTTTGATAAAATAAATGGTTAATATATATTGTGTTAAGTGGGGTACAAAATATGATAGAAGTTTTGTAGAAAAATTAAAAACTTCTATTGAGAAACACATTACAATTGAACATAAATTTAATTGTTTTACAGATAGACCTGAAAAAGATTATGATATACCTATTACTCATCCTGAGTTAAGAGGTGTATGGCACAAACTAGCTTTATTTCAATTTACAGGAAGAAATTTATTTTTTGATTTAGATATTGAAATAAATGATAATATAGATTTTTTAACAGATGAATGGAAAACATTTACCTGTGTAGATAGTATGCCTTGGAAAAAACACAAACTTAAAACATTAGCAATCAATAATGATACATTAATTAATACTTCTATAATGAGATGGACTGATAATAAAAAAGTATTTGATAGATTTATGGAACATAGAGATTTATATTTAAGACTATATACAGGTATAGATAGATTTATTTGGAATGAGGGTATCGGTCATACAACATTTAATGGTAACGCTATATCTAGTTGGCAAGAGGGTATAGAGAATAATACAATTGTTCTTTATAACGGAAGATATGTTTGATTTTAATACAATTGAAATAATAAAAAAGATACTAAAAGACTATCCTAATAGACTTGTAGATGTTTTAAATTCATTGGGTGAAAGACAACAATTAAGTAAAGACTGGCTAGTTGAAAAATTAAATGCATACAAACACCCTTTTCGTAATAAAATGAAAAGTGATAGTTTATCAATTATAATATTGTGTAGTTGGTATGGATTATTGGCTTACAAATTAATTGAAAAATTTAAATTAAAAAAAATTAATAGAATACATTGTGTTGATTACGACCCTAAAGTAAAAAGAATTGCTAATAGATTATATAGAAAAATAGACAACGAAAATTTAAAAAATGGTGTATTAACATTAATAAAACATTGGGAGCGTGATATTGCTGATGTGCCTGAAAAAGAATTAAAAAATTCTGAAATATTAATTAATACCTCTTGTGAACATTTAAATCAACAAACTATATATGACATTATAGACAAAACAGACAGAGGAACATTGATTGTTTTACAAAGTAATAATTATCACAAAATACAAGAACATATTAATACTGTCAAGGATTTACAAGAGTTTGTATCACAATATCAATCAAGATTAATAAATATTGAAATGCACGAAAAAGATTTTTTAGAATACAAAAGATTTATGATATTAGGACTAAAAAGATGATAGAAGATATTTTAAAAAAAAGAACAAATATATCTTTTTTTAGAGAAGATAAGATACCTGATAAAAAAATCATAGAAGATATTTTACAAAAAGCTCATTTATTAACCCCTCATAAAAATAATTTCTTTCAATATGATATTGAAGTTTATGGTCCTGAATATGATGAGGATAAAAAATATGCTACACTTGCCACAGTTTGTTCAGATGTAAAAAATATGTATAGAAAAAGTGAAAATCCTAAAGATTTTATAGAATTAGAAAAAATATATGAAAAATGGTTGTGGTTTCATAAAAATAAAGTAAAAAGTTATTCAGATAAAGAATTTGAAAAGATGAGAAAATCTATAAATCAGCATCATTTTAATCAACAAATTAGAGCACCTTACTTATTAGTATATTCTAAAAAAACAGACGATATAATAACAAATAGTCAAAAAGAAAGTTCATATTTTAAAAGAGGTAGATTGGAAAAAGTATTTGATGTTAAAAGCTTAATAAATAATAATATGTGGTTAGTACAGGCAGGTATGCACGGAATTATTACATCTATGTTAGCAGTTGAAAAAGGTTTAGACGCTTCTTTTTGTAAATGTTTTTTTTACAATACTCATATTCACTCAAATATTTTGAGAAAAGTAAAAGTTAAAGATAATGATATAGCATTCACACTAGGAATAGGTTATGGAGATAAAGAAATGATGAAATATCAATCATATGTAGAAAAACCTTTACTAGAGGAGATAGTAAAATGGGTATGAAAATAATAGCAATTAGAATAGGCGATAGATATGGACCTGAATATGAAAAATATTTAGAAGAAAAATTACCAGAATATGAGTTTATATGGATTAGAAAACCTATTAGAGATGATGTATTATTACAATGGAATAAAATGTATGCTATGTCTTTAGATATAGATGAGCCTGTTGTTGTTATGGATATTGATGTGTTATTAACAGGAAACTATAAAGATTTATTTGAATATCCTATAAAAAAAGGTCAATTTGTATCTATACCTGGCTGGTGGCGTGATACAGAAAATAAAAGATATAAGATAAACGGTGGTTTTTTTAAATACTACCCTAAAGATTGTAGATATATTTATGATAAATTTATGTCAGATGTTGATTTATGGCAAAACTTTTATATCAAAAGAGGTATTGCAAAAGGTCCTGTTAATGGAGAACAATATTTTGTTGAAGACAATGTAAATGAAGAATTAGAATTAATCACCGTACCTGAAAGTTGGGTATGTAGATGGTGTGCTAAAGAAGATATAGGTGTTAAAGACTTTGATTTAACAAAATGGAAAATTAAGACTACTCAATTATATAATCAAGTAACAGGTAATGATTATGTTTATCTAGGTGGTGAGTTTCATCCTGATATAAAAATGGTACATTTTACACACTCAACAAATAAGCCACATGATTGGGAAGATATAAATGCCTTTAGATAAACCTACTACAGAGTCGATTAAACCAAAAAGTAAAACTTATTGTCCTGTATTATTTGATACAATATATTCGAGTAATAAAGATGATAGCTACCAGTTATGTTGTTATGCTAAACCTAGTAATGTTTCTCGTAAATACAAACAGTCTACACATACACCTTTTGAGTTTTTTCTATCAGATGAAATGAATGAAGTTAGAAGAAGAGCATTAGTAGGTGAAAAAATAGATGGTTGCTTAAGATGTTATGATGAAGAACAAAGAATAGATTACTCTAGTAGAATAAGATATATTGACCAATATAAAGATAGAGGTTATTATCCTAAAGAAGTTGGAAGAATAGAATTTAAATTAAGACATTTTGGTAATAATTGTAATTTAAGTTGTGTAATGTGTAATCCTTGGAACTCTACGACAAGAGCTAAAGAATTAAAAGAAACAGATACAGAAAAATATATTACTGAAGGATATGGCAATTTCTATTATGAAAATTTAGACTATAAAACATATCAAAATTTTAAAAAATCTATATTAGATAATATTGAATTTATTGATAGATTTCTAATAACAGGTGGCGAACCTTTACAAATGCCTAAACTATGGCAGTTTTTAGTTGAAGATATACCAGATGAACACGCAAAAAATATAGTTTTGATATTTGATACTAATTTAACTAAATTGACTTTTAAAAATAAGTATACTTTTGAGGACATTGCTAAGAAGTATAAATCTGTTTCTTTAAATGTATCGTGTGATAATGTAGGTAATAAATTAGGATTTATGAGATATCCTATTGATGTAGATGAATTTGAGAATAACTTATTTACATATCATAGATACATACATAATATACAAATTTCAGTATCAACTATGAATGTATTAGATTTAGATGAAATCTATGATTATTATACAAAGAATTTTAATTTAAAGGTTGTTTCTTTATCATATGTACAAGGTCCTATGATATTATCTGTTAGAAACTTTAAAGACGAGGTCAAGAGAGAGTTAGAAAAAAAATATAGTCATTTTGATAACAAGAACAAAATGTTTATGAGTGAATTTAGCAAATCACCTTGGCCAAATGCAAAAGAAAAAACAATAAATTATTTAAATAGTCTAGGTAAAAGTAGAAATATTGACTGGACTAAAATGTGGGGTAAAGAATGGCTAGATAAACTAGCATAAGATTGAGATAATTCGAAGACTATGAATAAATTTTACATTACTGGCACTCGTAGAGGCCTAGGAGAATCATTAAGTAAAAAATACAATACGGTTGATAATTTACAAGACTGTGATGTTTTCATTAACTGTAAACACGATGGTTTTCAACAAGTAGAATTGCTTTATGAGGCTGCAAAACTTCATAAAAAAATAATCAATATAGGTTCTGCAGGAAGTGATTGGATAAAAGGTCACAAAAAAATGTATAGATACGGTATTGAAAAGAAAACACTAAGAGATGTAAATGAACAACTTTATTATGAAGGTATTGATACTTGTATAATTAATTTTGGTTATTTTGACTCACCTAGAGTATTCCATATAGACAAAAAGAAAATGTCAATTGAGTATTGCGTTTCAATTATAGAATGGATATTAAATCAACCTCATAGAATAAAAGAGATTACAGTATGTCCTTAGATTTAAAAAAGATTATAGAAGAATTAAAAATATTACCTAAATTTGAAGACCAAATCAGTCTTCAAGGCACAAAAGATAACTTAGACCCTTTCTGGGGTGTAGGTAAGTGGATTGAAAAACATAAAATGGGTATGAAAGAAACAGATTTTAATGTACCAATATTTGATATTCCCTATACAAATTCTATTCTAAAAGAATTAAAAATGTATAGAACAAGAGTAATGAATTTAAAATCAAAAACTTGTTATTCTTATCATAAAGATTTATCAAAAAGAATACATATACCCATACAAACAAATAAAGACTGTTTTTTAATTATAGATAAAAAAGTAGAACATTTACCAGCAGATGGCAACTATTATGTTATTGATACAACACAATATCATACAGCTCTAAATGCGTCTAGGGAAAATAGAATACATCTAGTAGGAGTTATATAAATAGTAGTATGATTACAAGAAAACTAATACAACAAAGACCAAATACAAGTGTTGATTTTTATACACCTAGTGATGAGGTTATAAATTTGATAAATGAATATGCAGAAAGTGACTTACAATCAACGGTAAGTGACGATAATCTGGTCAAAACTATTTCATATACTTTATCAAATGAGAATTACACATCTTTGGGTAGTATAAGTACAATTATAAATGCAAAACAAGATAGATTAGATTATTGTAATACTAATTTAATTTCATTTAATATAGTAGAATCATAAAAGTTAGGTTTACATTATGAAAACCACACATAAACTTTTACTTAATCACCTACTCTGTCACATTGCATTGATACCAGGATTTATCTATGGTGATTTATGGATGTTTGTTGCAGGTTTTATTTGGTATTATATCATTACAATCTGTTCATCAAGTGCAGGTTATCATAGATACTATTCTCACCAATCATTTAAAACAGGTAAATGGTTTGAGTGGTACACAAACTTTTTAAGTTTATTTGTAGGCTCAGGTCCGTATCTAACGAGAGCTGCAATTCATAGACAACATCACGCATATGCAGATACACCAAAAGACCCTAGTTGTCCTGTACATCACGGTTTTTGGAAAATCTATTTTAATTTATGGGGATTAGATGGTAAGATAGAACGAAGATTTTTTAAAGGACTAATTGACAATAAAATACTAAAGTTCTTTCACAACCATTATTGGAAATTAGTATTCATTACAATAACAGTTTTATTTTTAATTAATCCGTTACTATTGATATTCACTTATTGTGTACCTTGTGTGTTAAGTTCACATTTATTTGGATTGTTTAATGCATATCTACATAAAGATGGTAAGGCGGCCAATAGTCATTGGTTAAATTTATTCACAGCAGGAGAAGGTTACCACAAGACACACCATGACAATTCTAAAAAATTGAGATTAGGATTAATTGACCCTACTTACTTTTTTATTCGTTTTATAAAATATGATTAAGACATTTGAGGTGGCACCACTTGATGTCCAAAAGGACATTGATTACATTTATGACATTGTAATTAAAAAAGATGGTAAGAGAGCCAAAAATTATTTAAAAGAAAATTTAACAGAGCCTGTAATCGGTGTTTCTATACGATATGATGAACAAGGTAATCCTGTTTCAACAGCAAGAATGTTAAGTCGTTCTTGTTATAAAAATGCAGTTAGAGTATTTGATAGATATGCTTTAATAGAGGGTAACACAGGATTATTACCATCGGACTATGATGGCCTTTTTAAAAAAACATCATCTGATTTACTAGAACAACAAACAGATTTTTGTAAAGAAAAGGGGTTTGATTGTATCTTTATATCAATAGAACTAAATGGTAAAAGAACCTTACAAAGAGTTACCAAAGGACATAATAAATACTCTAAACATATTTGGACATTTACTGGTCCTGAATATGTAACTTATAAAAAATCTGAAGGTGGGTTGCAATACTTAGCTTATACAGGAAGTGAATTCAGGAGGAATGATGGACTATCTTACACAAGAATGGAACAATAGAGATTTAACACCTTTATTAAATAACGATATAGATTTAATTGTTATTAAAAATGCACCTGCTTCACAAATAAAATTATTTAATTTTATAACTTCATCTTACGAAATTGCACCACAAGACCCTATGGATAAAATCTTTATGGATGTAACACTAACAGGTGTACACCACGAATTGTATGGTAACACAAATTTAGAATGGCACATAGATAAAGGTTACACACAGCGACCAGTCAATGTAACTGGATTATATGCTTTAGAAATAGAGGGTGATGTTGGTCGCACATTGTATGTTGATAATCGTATTGACTGTCCTATAGAAAATAAAAAGATTACAGTTGATATGGAAAGATTTACAAGTAACGAAAGATATGGTTATAAATTTAGAAGTGAAGTTGAACGAAGATGGTTTAGACGAAAACATAGAAATGTATGGCACGACTTAATACAAGAAGATAAAAAAGGTAAGTATGTTTATTATTGTGAGGCATATACTGAATTACCTAAAGAAGAAAAACAATCAATAGAAAAACTACTTTATGACCCTAGTAGAATCTATTATCATCAATGGGAAAAAGGTGACTTTGTTGTAACTAATAATAAAGCAACGAATCACAAGAGAGAATCAACCTCATCTGGTAAAAGACACTTATGGAAAATAGAAGGTTTTAACAAAATTACATAACAAAAACATTATAAATAGTATAATAGGAGATAATTATGAATACAGTAATGATTGATGGCAAAGAGTTTGATGTCGCAAAATTGAGTCCTGAATTGCAGAATTACTTAACGGTAAGACAAGAAATTCAGTTATCAAAGATTAGACACACCTTAGAGCTTGAAAAGATTGATGTTTTAACAGCACATTATAATCAAAAAATTGCAGAATTAGTAAAAAAAGAAATACCAGAAGAGAAATAATAGATGGCCGCAATAGCAAACTTAACATTAGACAAGCGCAACATTTAATTCAGATGTGACCGTCAAAGACGCAAACAATAATCCATTTGACCTTACAGGTTATACGGCTGAAGCTAAAATGGCCAAAGGATATTCGTCTACTCGAACTAGAACAACAATAACCACAACGATAGCCGCTGACGCCACAACAGGTGTTGTCACACTATCATTATCATCTACTGTTTCAGCAGGCCTGGACGCAGAGAGATATGTGTATGATTTGGAGATTACACAAACTTCTAGTAGTAATGTTACAAGAGTTATTGAAGGTATTATTACAGTTAGACCACAAGTATCTATTTAATTCAACTCTTTTTTGTTATAAATATACATACGGAGAGAAAAAATGCCTGATATCACAGCTAAAATAAATGTAAATACATCACAAGGACCGCAACAAGTTTCGGTATCCTTACCATCTGCTCAGGCGGCAGCTAACAACTCTCTTCAATTAAAATTGTTGGGAGATGTTGATACAACATCTTTAGATGATGGAGCTATATTACAATATAGGTCAAGTGATGCAAAGTTTGTAACTAGAACAGAAATTTCTACTACAACAGGTACATTGACCTTAAACGCAGGAGCATTTTAGGAGTTTTAGATGGCAACAGTAATACAGATAAAAAGAAGTTCGGGTACAACCGCCCCAGCAACACTCAAATTAGGTGAAATTGCTTATACTTATGGAGAAGGAACCCAAGCCAATCTAGGAGATAGATTTTACATTGGTGAAGGTGGTGTTGACGGTAACGGTGACGCAAATAATGTATCAGTAATTGGTGGTCAGTATTTTACTGACATGTTAGACCATGTTGCCGGCACATTAACCGGAAGTTCAGCTCTTATAGTAGACGCAAACTTAGCCATTGACCAAGTAATTATTGGTAACTCGGCTACAGTAGGTGGCGCAATAAAATTTAACGAAGGAATAAATAACGGTTCAGCTTTTATTGGTTTAAAAGCTCCAGACGCCGTTACAACTTCAACAACATTCGTATTACCTGATGGTGACGGTTCAACAGGACAATTTTTAAAAACAGATGGTTCTGGTAATTTAGATTTCGCAACTGTGAATCAGTTTATTGATTTAGCTGGTGACACAGGAACAGATACATACAATACTGCTGAAACACTTACCTTTGCAGGTACAGGTGGTTTAGTTCAGACTGTAACAGACAACACAGTAACAGTTACAGCAACAGGATTAACAAACTCTAACTTATCGGGTAGTGCAGCTATCTCAAATGATAACTTAGCAAATCCTACAACTACTTTAGGTTCATCTACATTAACATTAGGTGCAACTACAACAGACATTGCAGGTTTAACATCATTAGTAGTAGATAGTATTACAATTAATGGTGCGACAGTTTCAACAACTGCCGGTAATACTGATATCGTTTTCTCTCCTCACGGAACAGGAACAATTACAGTACCAGCAGGTTACGAAGACAGAGCAGGATATACAACTAACTCATTAGCTAACAAAGCATATGTTGACCAAGTTGCTCAAGGACTTGACGCTAAACCGTCAGCAAGAGCGGCTACAACTGCTAACTTAGCAAGTACATATGACAATGGTACTTCAGGTGTTGGTGCAACTTTAACAGCAACAACAAATGGTGCAATTACACTTGACGGTGTTTCTCCATCTACTAGTGATAGAATATTAGTTAAAGACCAAACAGCAGCTGCTCAAAACGGTATCTATGTTGTTACTACACAAGGTGACGGTTCAACTGCCTTTGTATTAACAAGAGCAACTCCGGAAGACCAACCAGCAGAATTATCAGGTGGTTCTTTCATATTCATTGAAGAAGGTACTGCTAACGGAGATAACGGTTATGTATTCACACATACAGGCGCTCCTACATTTGGTACAACAGCTTTAGATGTTACACAATTTTCAGGTGCAGGTCAAATTAATGCCGGCGCTGCTATGTCAAAAACTGGAAATCAGTTAGATGTAGAAGTTGATGATAGTTCAATAGAAGTTAACTCAGACGCATTAAGAGTTAAAGCATTAGGTGTTACAAATGCCATGTTGGCAGGTAGTATTGACGGTGCAAAAATTGAAAACTTTGTATTCACAGACGAAAGTTCTACACAAGGTGCAACTACAATAGGTACTCCTATGGAGTTCTTAGCTGGTGAAGGAATTAATACAATTGCTTCAGGACAAACACTTACTATTCAAGGTGAATTAGCAAGCACATCAAACATTGGTGTTGCTTCATTTACTAATTCTAATTTTACAGTTACATCTGGCGATGTGGCTATTACAACAGTTGACGGAGGTTCATTCTTTTAATGAAACTATGGAACAAATTTATTAATTTTTGGATTACAGGTATGCCTGGATTTGAAAAACCTTTATTGTTAAAAGATGAAGTTAACACAGATTTAAAACATTTAAGAACACAAACAAAATCAGATTTAGAAAAACTAGGTAGAAAAATTGGTGTCGAGTTAGATAAAAGACTTACAAAAGAAAAACTTATTAAACAGATTAGAAAACACAGTAAATAATGTCAACAGTAATACAACCAAAAAGAAGTGAAACGGCATTATCCGTACCATCAGCAGGTTCATTAGCAGCCGGCGAGTTGGCAATGAATGTCACGGATGGTAAGTTCTATACTAAAACATCTGGTGGCGTAGTAAAAGAAGTTGGCGGTGCAGGTTCAGTTACATTACAGAATGTGATGACAAATGGTGCTACTACAATTACAGACCTTGTATTAGACCAAGGCGCAAGATTGGTGTTTGAAGGTAACTTAGCAAACTCATCTGAAACTTTTTTGACAGCTGCAGAACCAACAGCAGATAGAACAATAACTTTACCTGACCAATCAGGTGCTTTAGCAATGGACGGTGACGCTTTGGCATATTCAATCGTATTCGGAGGATAATATAAGTGGCAAGTAGTTTTAAAAATGCAGGACTTGATGTTGGTGTTTTAGATGACGCAACAGGTAACATGTACACAGCTGGTTCAGGTGTGACTGCTGTTATTCACGCTGTTTATATTTCAAATTTAAGTACAACAAATTCAGCTAAAGTAAATGTTCAAGTTACTACAGATGGTGGTTCAACTTTTTTTCATGTTGGTAAAAGTTTAGAAGTGCCAGCAAACAATACATTAGTTTTAGATAAACCTATAAATATTGAAACAGCTGATATATTAAGAATTCATGCAGACCCTAATCCAGACAGTTCGTCTGTAGATGTCGAAGCATACGCAAGTATATTGGAGATTAGTTAATGGCCACTTTAGGATATGTAGCACCAATTAGTCAACAATCTACTGAGAGTTTTCATGCTCTTAGAAGAACAGTTGAGGGTACTGTATATTACACAAAAGTAAATAAAGACAGTACAGATAGTATTGACTTTGATGGTGGTAATCCTACAGATAAGAATGGTAATAGACAATTGCCTAGTAAGGTAGATTACACAGATGAGAATATAGAATTACAATCTGGAACAACACAATATTTAACAGGTGATGGTTCAACTGTCACTTTTAATCTAACAACACCAGTTTTAGATGGCACAAGAATTGCTGTATTTTTAAATGGTGTAAAACAACCCATTGACGAAGTTTGGACATATGCTTCAAGTGTAGTAACTTTTAAATTAGCTCCATTTAGTGGTTCACAAGTTGCAATAGGTTATATAGATAAGAAATATAAAAATAACACTAGTGACAACTATCATCAATATGTATTTGAACAAGGTGACGCAACATATTTCTTAGATGATAATGGTTATTTTGTAAAGAGGGAAAACAAAAGTAGAGGGGCAACAGCCTTGACAACAGATGATTTTGATACTTTTGAAGCAACAGCTTCAGTTCAATCAACCAGTTGGCAATCAGCAGTTTAAACTCGTATAAATAGTATTACAATAAAGGTAAACCATGGCAGATTTCAAACTAGGTAGAATTAAATTTAAATGGAGGGGTGATTGGGCCGTTGACACAGCATTCTTAATTGATGATGTGATTAAATACGGTGGTAATACCTATGTGTGTATTCAAAATCATACATCTCCTAATAATGAAAACATATTTTATACAAGTCCTGGTACATATACTGCTTACTGGTCTTTACAATCTGAGTCTTTATATAATAAAGGCACTTATGCCAACAGTACATGGTACAAATTAAACGACCTAGTTAAATACGGTCAAAGACAATATAGAACAACAACTGCTCATACATCTTCATCTACAGTTTTAGACGAAAGTAAATTTGAATTATACATGGATGGTGTTGACTATAAAGGTGATTGGGCTGCAACAACTTATTATAAAGTAAGTGATGTTGTTAAATTTGGCGGTACACAATATAAATGTACTACTGCTCACACTTCAGGTTCTACTACAGACGATTTCGCACAAGCTAATTTCACTACATTCGTTGAAGGACAACAATGGGAAGACACTTATAGTGCTTCGACAGTTTATCAAAAAGGTGATATTGTTTCTTATGGCGGTTATACCTATACATATATAAATGTTGAAGAATCTTCAGGTCAAACGCCTACAGATGATGATTATTGGGATGTAATAACTACAGGTTTTAATAATACTGGAGAATATTC